GGCGCCGGTTACATCAAGCGTTCCGGGGAGATCGATGTTATCGGTCCATTCAACGCCAGTACCGGCGGCGTCGGTTTGAAGCAACTGCCGAGCAGCACCATCGGCCAACTTGCTGACGGCGATCTCGGCGTTAGCGTTAACGTCGGCATCGACGATCACACCAGCAGCGATCGAAGACGTGCCATTGGTGGCAACGTCCACATCACCGGTAATCTTGCCGACGATTTCACCGACGCTGACCTTTTTGGTGACATCGGTATTGACGTCAACAATCGGTAGCACATCAGTGGTTTCAGGGCTCGTCAGAGCTGTCAGGTCAGTAATTTTGACGTTGGCCATGGAAGTCGAGGGCGATGATTACAGTCTAAGGTCTCGGCTGACGATGACAGCGTTGTTTACGTCAATACCTTTTTTGATCGGGTAGACCTGAGCGTTTAACGCATCGAAATCTACCAATGCTCCGACTTCGCCGGGATTGGAAGGTACGGAGCCGACATCAGCAGCGTCGTCTGTCGTACCAGCGCGGCGGAGGAAATAAGGCTCCCTCCATTCCGTGCCAGTGAATCCAGCGGGGATGCTACTAATTCCTCGTGTCCGTTGCACGCCGGACTGAAGAGAGATGTTACCAAAGATCCCAGCAAAACCTTGCCAGTGGTTTGCTGATTGCAAGAAAGCATCGTGCCAGAAAAAGCCATATTGACCTAATCGAGCGAACGTGTCTAAAAATCCTCCGAATGCTGGACCGATCAGTTTCCAGTTAGTGCCAGACGTCGGATCTTCGTCCAAATAGGCTGCAGTGCTTGGAGGTGCGCTTGGAATCCATCCATCCCGATAAGCCAATGCGTTGTTGACGAGATGGATGTTGTTCCATGTGTAATTGTAATCAGCGTCCGCGCCAGTGCCGCCTGATGTCTCCCTAAAGCCGCCAAGGGCTAGCACTGCTGCCTCGCCTTCAAGCAAATCTTCAACGCCTGCAACAAAAGCGCGGTGATGGCCTGTATATTGATATGTTGTATTTGAGCGATAAGCAGGTGCTTCGCTTAAAGCACTGCTTACGTTTACATTTCCAATAATCCAGATACCAGAAAGACGGACGGGGTTTGCTGAAACGGTAATAATGCCATCTTTCCTTGCGCTGTTATTGGCTTGCTGCCCAGGTGCCATGGCATCAAAAGCACAGTTAAAAACATTAAGCGCCCCTCTTGCTTCGATGCAAGATTGTGCAAACATGTAATCCCAAGTTGCATTATCGTCAGAACGACTAGCGATTTCAGCTTTAATTAAGTAGTTCAAGGCATTATCTGGATCAACTCTAGCATTTGCTCGAATTGTTGCGATGTCAACGCCGCTGTTAGATGGCGCAAAGAAGCTATCGGGGATGTTATCTACTGATTGCGTTAGCACCTCCATGGGGCCAAGCCACACGCAACCAGTGATCGATGCGTCTTGCTCAAAAACAAAACGCAGCGGAGTTGTCCGGAAAGCTCCTCTCGGTGGGCTATAGCCATATGTCATGCGAGGATGTGACAGAAAAATTGGATGGTTTGCGGGATCTACTAGATAATCCCGATCCTGATCCCAAGCCTTGCCGCGTTCGCCGCCGACTTCTGCTTGCCCCATGAACGGCTTTGTGCCGCCATCTTCATCGTCGTTTAAATAAGTATTATTTACAAAATCCCATGCACGCACATTCGCTTTGCACGTAATGGTTAGCGTGCCAGTCTCTAGGTAAAATCCTGGCCCAATGCGAAGTTCGATTTGCTCATTTGGGCTGAATACTGCGTTGATGTAATTAACGGCAGCCACAATAGATTTTGCTGGCTGGTTTGCACTGCGGCTCCACCTAGACCCGTTCCAGGTCATCCGCACATTAGGCTCTTCGTTGATAAGTTCGCTTGTAGATGCGTCCCGACCGTTGACTGGATCGACGTACACATACTGCGTGCCGGTGCGTGCGCTGATCAGGTTGTTGTAGTTTTTCCAGTAATTAAGGCCCTTGTAGGTTACGACTTCTGGCGATTGCTCAATCGCGGCATCATTGGATGCGATTGTGTTGCTTTGCAGGTCTGAGATGCTTGCAAGTCTAACGAAGCCGAGGTCGTCATCAGTGTTGCCTGTGGTAGCAGAACCAACTGTCGGGAGGCCGGTAATTGAACCAGTGACATTTAGGTTTTCAGTGGTAAGCGTATCTGTAACGCTTAGGTTCTCAAATTCGGTTTGAGCGATGATGTCAATGCTGCTCGTGCCAATGTTCTCAACAGTCAACGTTGAGCCGGTCTCGATGTCTTCGAGGCCGCGTGGTGTGATGTTGAATCCGTTTTCGTTGCTGCCTTGCGGGACGACGCGACCACCAGCTTCGTTGGTGAAGTAATAGGTGAAAGCGTTTTGCGGACCAAGGTCTTTCTGCGCTGCCGGGATGGCCTTGGAGTAGTTCAAGAATCCGGCCCATTCCCAAGCGTGGCCGTAGAGGCGCAATGTGCTCGGGCGGCGGAATTCGATAGCCCAATTGCCGCGTCCGGTCGCCGCTCCACCCGATGGAGCGTTCGGGAAATCAGTTGCACTGGTTGGATCCAGCAGCCGATCATCAGCGGATTGCGGCACCAATGCGGCATGAGCTTGACTGCTCGTCAGGCCGATCGCAACCAAGAATGCGTGAACGCCTTTGTAATCTGTGGAGCTGCGGTACTCATCAGCAGCCCAGACGTTCGACCAATTGATACCAAGATCTGTGCTATAGGCATCAGTGTCGGTATCGGTGTCAATAATAATCTGCCGCGACTCTTGCGCGATCGGATCTTCAGCATCGTAATCCGATGCTGTGTGGACATAGGTTTCAAGCCATGACGCGGGGTCAGGTGATGCCGTTGCTGCATAGACATCCCGAGTTGAGATGAAGTGCTTTCCGCCGCTGCGAACAACCGTTCCAGCGGGGTAGAAATCACCGTTGTTGTATGCCGTGCTCGGCGCAGAGCGCCGCAAAGTGAATTCTGTTGAGGTCGTTACGCCGATTTCGTTGCCCGCACCAGCGTTGCTAACAGCAAAAATCTCGGTGCCGGTAGTCGTGAACTCACGGCTGATGGCGCCGTTAGTACGGAGCGGATCAGTTTGAACAATGAAGCTACGCTGCGGCAGTCGAGCCGAAGCGGTGTTGTTAGCGAGGATTGAAACTCGACGCTCGGTTGGCGTGCGTGTATCAACAAGGCGGCGAATGTAGACGCGCTTGCCAGGCAGTTGGTTTATGCCTTCCTGAACCGTGTCATCTGCGCCATCAAAAGCGCTGCTGATGTCAATTTCATTTGGTGCGCTGGCCTGCCATGCGTTAGAGTCAAGCGGTGCGTACCATGGCTCACCAAGCGGATTCTCAGCCCAAATGTAGGTGCCACTCGCAAGTGTATAACCATCCTGCAGCAGGATTGCTGGTACGTCATCGGATGAATTATCAATCGCAAGCGGCGATGTCAGCGTAATTTTGCTGCTTGTTGCCGAATCAATCGTGCCAAGATAAATCGTGCGGATGTTGCCGGTCTTTTCTTGTAGATCAAGTGGAACGCGGATGCCACTGACGGCCCAGTTGGTGTCGCTGGGGAATGCAGTATCTTTGTAGCCTTTGCTGTATGCAGCGCAACCACCGAAGGTGCTGTTGCTGTTGGTGACGGTGATCTCACCACCAAGATCAGTGAAGTGGTGGGTGCCTTGACCGATGGCAAAGACCGACACCTCCTGGATGAAGGCATCATTGATGGCGCTGATGTGGCGGCTCAGCCGCGCCGGATTCATGCGCGTGTTATCAGGATCCGCCGCGATGTACTGCGTATAGGTTGGTTGCACCCAGTTGCTGCCGTCATAAATCTGCCAGCAGCTCATGTCCTTCTGCAGACTCACGCCAGTGAAATTGGCGCAAACCATGGACTTAAGGCCCTCAGCTTTCGAGCCATCCATGAACGCACCACCGATGCCGTAGTTGGATCGGATGGAGCAGTTGAAGATGTATGGCGAGGCGCTGCTGGTGGTATCCCAGGCTGCTGTTGGAGTCTGGGTCTGATCGATCGGGCCAACAATCTGGTATTCGGTGCTGCGTGTGACAGTGAGCGCCGAACCAAGATCCGCGCCAGAGCCAACAGCGCTGAAGGTTTTTGCGTAGAAATCGTCAAGTTCGGCTTTGCTGGCAAACTGAAACGCATCGAGCAGGTGATGACTGGCTTCGAGGCCAATCTTGTCCATCACCGTGAAACCGAAGAAGTAGCCGGTTCCGGTGATCTTCAGCATCCCTCGGCGGTTGCTGTAATTCGATTCCTCATTGGCAACAGCAGGAACCCAGTTGGGGCGGATGGTGGTTTTGCGAAGGTCAGGACCACACAGGCTGCAACCGCGAGGCAGCAGCACACCGCCGACAGTGGCAGGGTTGAACTTGATCAGGTCGGCAGTGGTCGGATTCTTGGAAGCGCCCCAGCTTGCGATGCTGGTGCTGGCTTGTCCAGGATCGTTGTACAACGTGTGGACGCCAGTGCTGAGCACGATGCTCACGCAGTCCACATGAGCGGCAGGATCAGTAATTGTGTACCAGTCCTTGCTGGTGATGATCGCCGCTTCGATGACGGCGCGGTTGATGGTTTTGAACGGACGCTGGGGCGTGAAGCCACAGGTCAGGCGTTGCTTTTCAAGGCGCTTTAGCTTCGATTCGATGATCTCAGCTTGCGTGACGCCTTCTTCGTAATCGTTATACGCACCACCAACGAATTCGTCGCTGCCGGTGTAAGGGTTGACGTAAAGCGTAAATGGAGCGTTGAGTGGATCGGCCTGGGCGGAGCCACCGGCAGAGATCGCGGCGTTGCCTGCGATCTGGCGCATCATGTCGTTGAGTGCCGCAATCTGGCTTGATGTCGCTCAGCGAACCATTGTCACCGGCAAATTCCAGACTCGCCACGCTACTTTGGCACTACATGGAGTCATCGTAGCACCGCAGAAATCAGGCTGCTACTTTGAGCTTGATCTCCGATGTAGCAACGAAGTCGGCCGTACCAGCGATGATTTCGGTAGCGCGGGTGTTGAGACGGGTGTTTGTCAGCAGGATGTCGCACTCGTAATAAACTGACCCATCGATGCGTGGTGACGGCGCTGAGCGATCCTTGTAGATATGGAAACGCGCTCGGGTATTGCATTGATTCTGAGTCAGTAGCACCAACCTGAGCAGCGCCAAGCCGTCTTCTTCGGTTGCGACGCTGCTGTGCTCAGCCAAGAACTGCAGGCTGCCAGCGCCACGTACCAGGGACTTGATGTTTTCACCAAAGGTTTCGCCGATTGCCGTGGTGTCGAGGTTGCTGGCATCGATGCTCATCACCCATTCCTCAAGGTCGCATTGCAGCTTCCAGTCGCGGTTTTCGCACACAACGCTGAAGCCAGCGGGCAGCACGATCACAGATTCAAGGCGCTGCTCTGATTCCAGTAGCGTCAACGGCTGGATCGAGTTTGCTGCAGTATTGATTGCGCTGGTGTAGCTCGCGTCATTGTCGTAATGCGCGATGATGAAATTTGACGGCTTGACGGCGACCAGCGGCTTTTCGGTGCCGGTCTCAGAATGCGCGGCGCCTTCGGTGGTCCACAGCTTGATGCGATCCAGCACATCGCGGCTCATATAGCCATCGATCTGTGTGGTCAGGCCGGTTGTGGCAGAGGTGTTATAGCAATCATCATCATCAGATCCGCCAGGGAACAGCAAGTTGTCGCCGCCCTGCGACACGATCGTGTCGCCTGATTGCGTCAATAACAAGCCACCATAGTTGTAAAGCGGTGCGTTATCCGTTTCAGGACCTACGTAAAACGATCGAATAGGGCCAAAATCCCAAGCCGAACCACGATAAAAGGCATGGCCATCGGGACAATCTGCGTAACCGTCGCCGTTGACATCAAACGGAACGCCACCAGCAGCAGCGATG